GTACTTAAACAAACAGAGAAAGCAGTTGACCCAGTTCTATTAGCGACTGACGATGCTGCAATCAATGGCTTATCATTGCAAGCAGGGGCTATTAACTATGGCGGGGTTGATGAGCAAGGCAGACAGTTAGTTGTTCCTTTACAAACTAATGCGCGGATTGATGTTGGTATAGATCAAATCAACCAGATGCGTCAAGCAATCAATGAAGCGTTCCTAGTAACACTATTTCAAGTCTTAGTTCAAGATAGACCGCAACAAACAGCCACAGAGGTAGAGTATAGACAACAAGAAAAAGGCGAGATGTTAGCTCCAACTATGGGACGTCAACAATCTGAGCTATTATCACCGATGATTGATCGTGAGTTAGATATTCTTTCAATGGCTGGTATATTGCCACCTATGCCACAAGAGCTATTACAGCTTGGAGGTGAGTTTGAAATCACATTCGAAGCCCCACTCAATAAGATTATGCGTAGTAATGAAGCTATTGCGATTCTTAACACATTACAGACTGCCGCTGGTATGGCTCAATTTGACCCGTCTATATTACAGATGTTTGATATTGAAGAAGCTATGCGTATTCTGGCTGATATTCGTGGTGTACCAGCCAAGGTTATGCACAGTAAAGAAGAAGTGGCAGCAATGAAACAACAACAAGCACAGCAAGCACAGATGCAGCAATTATTGCAAGCTGCCCCAGTGGTAGCTAGTTCCGCTAAAGATATGGCACAAGCTCAGCAATATGCAAGCTCTGCTAGTCCTGCACCCAACATGGGAGTTAGTCAATAATGTGGCAATCAGTAAAAGATAAAGCTGGATTAGTGGTTGAGCGTATATTGCGCCGTAAACTAGCATACATGGATGTATTCACAACTACAGCTGGCAGATTAGTATTAAAAGATTTAAGCAAATTCTGTAATGCATTTACATCAAGCGCTAAAGTAAATAATGCCACGGGTAACATAGATCCGTTGCAAATGGCATATGAAGAGGGCAAACGCTCAGTGCTTAATCGAATTAAGCATTATGTTAATTTAGATGATGAGCAGATTTATAAATACTACAAAGAGCAAGATTAATTAACTTAGAGAGGGTATAAAATGGAAGAAACTAATAACACAGCACAGGTTGAGGCTACTGCGATTGAAACTACTGTAGCACCAATCATTGCACCAGAAACAGCACAGCAGCCTACAGGGCAGTGGTTCGATTCTATCAAAGACGACGGCATGCGTGGCTATGTTGAAGCTAAAGGTTATAAAGGCGTTGAAGATATTATCACACAGCAACAGAATTATGAGAAGTTAATCAGCGCTGAAAAGGCTGGCAATACTTTGATTATGCCTGGTGCTGATGCGACACCTGATCAACTGTCTGAATTTTACAATAAGCTAGGGCGTCCTGCTAAAGCTGAAGAGTATGGACTTGACAAAATGGAAGGTTCTAATCCTGAATTCTCTGCACAAGTACAAAACTGGATGCATGAGCTAGGATTGAATAAAACTCAAGCCACTGCATTAGCTGAGAAGTACAACGGTTACGCAGCTAGTCAAGTAGCTACTATGCAGCAACACGCTGATGTTGAGCGTCAGAATGCAGAGCAATCACTTAAGCAAGAGTGGGCGCAGAATTATGACCGTAACATTGAGTTGTCACGTCGTGCAGCACGTGCGGCTGGTATTGATGATGCAAAGGCTGGGACATTAGAGCGCGCATTCGCTACTAACCCAGAACTAGTCGCAATGGGTGGGGTTGGGTTCTTAGCTAAAATGTTTAATACCTTTGGCAGTGGTTTATCTGAGCATAGGATTGAGGGAACTGGTGGTAATGCTAGTCCGTTTGGGCTATCGCTCGAGGGCGCACAAGCTGAACTCAAGGGGATTATGCAAGATGCAACTAAGCGTGAAAAATATCTTGCTGGTGACGCGCAAACTCGTGAACGTGTATTAACGCTTAACCGAGTAATTGCGGGTAATAAATAATGACTGATGAACAAAAACTAAAACTTGAATTATTACAATTAACACACAACGCGGGAAGAAGTCCAGAAGAGGCAATCGCATATGTTAACGCATACTACGATTACGTAATGGCAAGATCATCGGCAAGCGTTGTTAATCCTAAGCCGATGGGCAAAACCAAGTGACTTTTTAACCATAAGGAGGTAATATGTCACAATATGATATTAACTTAGCAGTACAGCAATATACTACTAACGTACAATTGCTGGTACAACAAAAGGGTAGCCGTTTGCGTAACGCAGTGATGGTTGGTCAACACTTCGGCAAACAAGCTGTAGCGGTTGACCAATACGCAGCTGTGAATGCATCTAAACGTACTGGGCGCTATCAACCATTAGTTCCGTATGATGTTCAGAATGATCGCCGTTGGGTAAGTCCAGTAGATTACGATTGGAATGATCTTGTTGATAATTTCGATAAGTTGCGTTTATTGAATGACCCGATGAGCTCTTACGTGCAATCTGGCGCAAATGCTTTATTGCGTGCAATGGATGATGAGATTATCGCTTCATTCTTCGGAACTGCAAAAACTGGTGAAACTGGTTCTAGTAGCACATCATTTTTATCTGGAAATCAAGTTGCGGTTGGGTTCGGCGCTGCTGCTGCTTCAGGTCTTAGCGTGGCAAAACTTATTGAAGCGCGTCGTTTGTTGATGTCGCATGAGGTTGATATTGATGCAGACCCATTGTTCTGTGTTATCTCAGCTAAACAGCACGCTAATTTACTGAATGAAATCCAAGTTGTTAACACTGATTATAATAGCTCAGCCGTGTTAGTAAATGGTAAAGTGGATTCATTCTTGGGTATTAACTTTATCCATTCTGAGCGCTTACCAACTAATACATCAACTTATCGTCGTGTGCCTGTATTCGCTAAATCAGGTATGCACTTAGGTATTTGGAACGACATTATGACCGATATTAGCCAACGTAAAGACTTATCCTCTTTACCATGGCAAGTATTATGTCAAGGTACTTTCGGCGCTACACGTCTGGAAGAAAAGAAAATCATTGAATTGCCTTGTGCAGAATAATAAGGATTAGAAAATGGCTGTTGTAAATACAAAATCAAACGGTATCACTAACGCTGATGCTACTCCAATGGTGCGTAGCGCTCGCGCTTTAGTTGGTGCTCCTTTATTGTCAATGGTGGCTACACTTGCGGTGGCTGCTGGTGATGACGATACTAGCGTATATCGTTTTTGCCGCTTACCAAGTAATGCTGTAATTATGAAAATTGACTTGCTTAATGATGCAATCACTGCTGGGACTGTGTACGATGTGGGTCTATATCAAACGGCTGCAAATGGTGGCGCTGTTGCGTCTGTCAATTGCTTTGCCAATGATGTGGATTTATCTAGTGCGCGTGTTGCTCCATTGGATGTATTGCATCAAGCATTAGACATCAATAAAGCTGAAAAACGCTTATGGGAAGTTCTAGCGTTACCTGTTGATTCTGGTCGTGAATACGATTTGTGTTTAACAGGTGCTACCGTTGGAACTGCTGATGGTGATATTACTCTTAAAGTATATTACACCGTATAACGTCTCTCTAGCCCTGCGATAGTATCAATGGGCTATTTCAAAGGATTAAATCATGGCAACTCGTCTCTATCGCATAAATAGAGGTGCTAATTACACTACTGTTACACAAGAAGCAGGCAGTGCAACCACAGATGGGATGGAATTAACTATTGATCTTGCTAAATTTACTAGTAAGCATGAAGCATTAATCTGCTTACAAGAGTTAATTACATACATCACACGTGCAAACTGGAAACCCGCTTAAGGATTAAATTATGTCCTCACAGATTGAAATTGCTAACAATGCTTTAACATTACTCGGTGCTGCTCGTATTATCTCACTTGGTGATGATGTAAAAACAGCTCGGTCTATTACGGCAATGTGGAATATAACGCTTGATGCTGAATTACGTGCTCACAATTGGCGCTTTGCTATTGCAAGAGCTGCATTACCTGCATTGGTTGATGTTCCTACATGGGGTTATGATCTACAATATCAGCTACCAAGTGACTTTCTACGGATGGTGCAAGTTGATGAGTATCTAACTAATGTAAATGCTGGATATTATATCAGTGGTGATACGTCACCATTTAGCATTGAGTCAGGGAAGATTTTAACTAACATTGCAGCACCGCTTAAGATTAAATACATTCGGCAGATAACTGATACAACAGAGTTTGATTCTACATTTACTGAGGTTTTTGCGATTAAATTAGCAATTAAGATTTGTGAGGATATAACTAACTCATCTACTCAGCGTCAAATGCTGTGGGATGAATATAAAATAGCTATGAAAATGGCGCTTAAATCTAATGCTATTGAAACAGCACCTAGCGCTAATGCTGATGGTGACTGGATGTTTGCGAGATTGTAATGGCAAAAGTATCACTAAATAAAACCTCATTTAATGCTGGTGAATTATCTCCTCGTGTTGACGGACGGGTTGACTTAGCTAAGTATTCATCTGGTTGTAAGCAAGTTCAAAACTTTATCCCATTGGTGCAAGGTGCGTTACAGCGTCGTCCAGGTACTAGGTTCGTTAGCGAGGTTAAGAACTCAGCAAATAAAACATGGTTAGCTAAATTTGAGTTCAATTTTCAACAATCTTTTATTTTAGAATTTGGTGTTAACTATATCCGATTCTATTTTAATCATGCTCAATTAGTCACGGGAACAGTAGCATCTTATGACGGTGCCACTATATATCACGTTGGTGATTTAGTTGAATATCTAGGCGCAAATTATTATTGTATTGTTACAATTTTAGGGGTGCTACCAACTAATCCATTAGCATGGTATCCTTTAACTGATGACATTTATGAAGTCCCAACGCCGTACACAGCTACAGAACTGACAACTTCAGAAAATGGCTTTGGTTTATCGATGGTTCAATCTGGTGATGTTATATATATTTGCCATCGTAATATTGCTCCGCAGAAACTAAGCCGCATAAGCAATAATAAGTGGTCATTAGCTGCTGTAGAATTTGCCCCACCACCGTTTGAGCGCGTCAATGCGGATAATACGATTGTTGTTAAATGGGATGAAGCATGGCGTGACTTAGAAGCTAGTGCTAGTTTATTTGTTGCGAGCGATGCTAATTCATGGTTCTATGTTGAGCAATCAGCTATTGATGTTAATAAGCCGTGGGTAACAGCGACAGCAGTCGGGGCAACTGAATATAGACGCAATGACGGTAAGAATTATTATACTGTAGCTGGTGGCACTACTGGCTATGTGTCGCCAATTCACACGGTTGGTAGTAAACTAGATGGTGATCCAGGAGTTACATGGGAATACCACGACGATACAACAGCATACTTTAAGTTAGGTGCTTATGTCTCAGCAACGGACATGTTAGCAACGGCTAAAGTAACAGTACCAACTGATATACTAAAAGCTAACAATGGTACTAAACGATGGGCTAAGTCCGCATGGCGCAGTGAAGTTGGGTATCCAACGCATGTAACATTTTTCCGTGAGCGCTTAACTTTTGCACGTGATCAAAAGATATGGTTTAGCTGCGCTGGCGATTATGAAAATTTTGCTAGTAATGAATTTGGCCAGATACTAGCAGATAGTGCAATTAGTATTGAAGTGCAATCTGACACTGCTAGTCAAATAGTTGGCATTACACCAATGGCGCAGGGTTTAATGGTTAACACAACAGACGGTGAAGTCTTTGTTAGTGAAGCTAGTATTAGCGAAGCATTTGCACCAACTAATGTAAAAATCAGTCAACAAGGTGGATATGGGGCACGACAAGTTAGACCAGTGCGTGTAGATAATGCAGTGCTATTTGTCCAGCGAGCTGGTAAGAAGTTACGAGAAACTAATTATGATTACTCAACTGATAGCTTTATTGCTGCCGATGTGACAATATTAGCTGATCACATTACCAATGGTGGCATTGTTGACATGGCGTTTCACCGTGAACCGTACAATGTGTTATGGGCTGTTCGTAGTGATGGTGTATTGCTTGGATTTACTTATAACAAATTGCAAGATGTATCAGGATGGCATCGGCATATTATTGGCGGCAGTTTCGGTAGTGGGAATTCTGTTGTTGAATCAGTGCAAGTTATACCGCGCTATGATGGAACACGTGATGATGTTTGGCTAATTGTTAAGCGTACAATAAATGGTGCAACCAAGCGCTATATTGAATATCTTGAAAAAGATTACGAGGATGGAGATTTACAAAACACTTGCTATTATGTGGATTGTGGGGCAACGTATAGTGGTTCAGCTACAACAATAGTCACTGGCTTAACGTGGCTTGAGGGGCAAACTGTACAAGTATTAGCGGATGGTGCTAATCACCCAGATTGTGTAGTAACTAGTGGTGCAATTACGTTACAGTTAGCAAGTAGGGTAGTCCAAATTGGATTAAGAAATACTCCACTGATGCAAACAATGCGACCTGAAGGTGGTAGTCAAAACGGCACAAGCCAAGGCAAACTAAAGCGCATTAGTATAGTTGTAATTCGATTGTTGAATAGTTTAGGTGTTAAAGCTGGGATTAATTCAGGTAATTATCCATGGCAGTTATTAGATATTAATAACCGTAAACCAATCACACCGATGGATACGCCTAATACGTTGTTTACTGGCGATAGCTCAATAGATATAGACGGTGGTGTAGAATCTGATGCAACAATAAGCGTAACTAGTGATCAGGCTTATCCGATTACATTAATTAGTATTATGCCAGATATTAATACACATGATAGGTAGATTATGCCTTCACTCGTGATACCCCGTTATTAATTTAACGGGTTTTTGCGTACATTGCTGCAGCTTCACCATTAGCATGGAATCCTGACATATATTCAGCCTCACAAGTAAACCCCAATAATTTAGCAAATCTATGACCTTGTACAAATTCTGGGCTAACATAACATTCAATTCTTCCAACTCGGTTAGCCAACTCTTTTTTTACAGCCCGTATGATTCTAGTAAAGTGTTTACCAGAATCATAACTTAGTAAACACCAGCATACTTGCCGATTATTCCATATTTGATAAAATCCACCGATAAACACAGGTGAATTGTTATTATCTAATAACGTCCATGCGTCATTAACTAAGCCGCTATAGTCATGATTATATATTTCTGCACTTTCTTGATGTGGTTGCAGTGCTATTTGTTTGATATGTTCAGGTAAAAATTTGATTATACGCATTGTAACTTCCTATTAAATAGGAGTAATTGTATCAGTTATGGTATAATAAAGCTAATTTTAGGAGTCTAATTATGGCTGATCCAATCTCATTATCATTAATAGCAGTCGGCACAGCGATGTCTGGCATAAGTGCTATATCATCTGGTTATTCACAAGCATCAAACTATCAAGCACAGGCTAATGCACAAAACTATAATGCAGCGGTACAAAAGCAACAAGCACAATTAGCAATGGCTCAGAGTGTAGAACAATCTAACGTGCAACACCGTAAAGCAGCTCAGCAACTAGGTGAGCAGCGAGCTGCAACGGCACAAAGTAATATAGGTTTTGGTGGCACTGGTGGCGACTTACTAGAGCAGTCAGCCAACTATGCAGAACTTGACCGTCAAAACATTTTATACAATGGTTTATTAACTGGCATAGGTCTAAATGCACAGGCAGAACAATCAACTTATGCGGCTAATGTTGCTAGTTCGCAAATAGGATCAAGTATCACTGGCGGCTATATGTCTGGTGCTGGTAGCTTAATCGGTGGAGTTGGTAACTACATGGGAACTAGCCGCAGCATATACAGACAGCAAAGATTAGATAAAATAATGGGGGTAATGTAATGCAAAAAATTCAACCATACGGACAAACGGTAACAGTTAATAATCTTGGTAATGTAGCCGCAGCGCCTAGCGTACAAGTCGGTAACCCAATCGGGCAAGGTCTTGGACAAATCGGGCAAGCAGTTACTCAACTTGGTGGACAAGCTGCACAAGATACAACTAGCGAAATGCAATTAAACCGTGAAGCGTTTAAAATCCAAGAGCAACAAGCGAATGAAGCGGCTAAATTATCAGCTGTAAAATCTACTAGTGATTTAGAGTTGCAGTTTATGCAAAGTATGCCTGAGCGGATGAACTCAGCACAGGGATCAGCAACAGGATTTACTAAGCAGTTACTCTCA